TATTGATGATAGTTTGGTATGGGGTGAAAAGGCAGAATTAGAATGGTCAGATGGTCAGAAAATAGCACCCAAATATCTTACAGAATCTAAAAAACACATCATTAAATCGTCTGCAAGACTCCACAGCGCAGAGGAGTGCCGAGCATCCCTGATTAATGGATATCCCATCACACTAGCATCTAACTGGGGTGGGGAAATGAATCCACCTGTTAAGGGCAACCCAGCAATTTTGTTAAACAAAAGAGTTACAACCTGGGGACACCAGATGTCCTGTCTTGGGTGGGTTGAGCATGAACAATTTGGGGACATATTCTGGATCCAAAATTCATGGGGCCAATCTCACGGCACCAGCCCAGGACATTATGAAGAACCAGCAGGTGGGTTTTGGATTTTAGCCAGTGATATGGACTGGATTTGTAGAGATGGTGAGGTGTTCTCATTGTCGAATTTTGCAGGTTTCCCTGCACAGAAAATTGAGTGGTACATATAGGAGAATTTATGGAATTTGTTTTAGCAGCCATTTTGGAAGTTCAATCAAACAATGTTGTGTCAGAAGCCATCACAGATTCATCCTGTGAAGAGTGCAAACGGTTTATGTCATCATGTGTAACAGGCGCAAAAATAGATAAAGACTATTTGTCACCCATTAAAACTAATTGCCAAAAATTCAGGATCAAAATTAGAGGCCAGAAACGGAAGGTGTGCTGTGAGTCTTGATTGGATCGCAATTTTGGAAAAATTGGGTGTCCCAGTGGCAGCACTGTTTGGTCTTTCCTATGGGGTGTTTACCACCCTTAAATGGTTTGGAAACAACATTGTTATGCCTTTACACCAAAGACACCTAATATTTTTAGATCGTCTGGAAGCTGGAATCCAGAAGATATGTGATAAGCAGGTTGAACACAATTCACAAATCATAGATTTGGCAACCAAAATTTCCCATCTGAAAGAGGATTAAAAATGCTTTATCCATTCCCTGAGGATCTACCATTTGAGGCAGTTTCTATCCTGATAGATAAGCTTAGAGGGAAAACAATCCCAATTAAAACAGCGGTCAATGCTGCATGGAACCTTGCTGGATTTGCTGCATCACAGGTCACACCAGATGACATGAAGATAATAGGTGATCTAGATTACACAGATGAAGAAGCAGTGGAAATGCTGGAAAATTTAATGATAAAAACAACAGTCCATGCTGATGGGACTGTTGGATTTATTCCAATTCCATGGGCCATTGTTTTTCGCATTGCCATTCGGATTCTGGCCAGTGTCCTTTAATGCCAGGACTAAAGTTTTTGGAGGCATTCCCAGATCACCAAAATGGGATCGGGTTAGGGATGCATTTGTTAAAGAAAAGATATTCTGTGCAGGTTGTGGGCAGGCAAACCCAAAACTGTTGGCTGTACATCACATCACGCCATACTGGATGGATCCAAAATTAGAACTGGAAACATCCAACTTGATTTGCCTTTGCACAGGTCCTGCTAAATGCCATTTTGTGTTGGGTCACCTGCTAAGCTGGAATAGCTTTAATAAGAATGTTATTAATGATGCTGCAGCTTATTATAAAAAGGTTGCAAACAGACCAAAGCACATTAACACAACGCAGGGACGCGGCATCAACAGATGACTAAATGGCCAGAATGATTGAATGCCTTTTATGTGGGCTAATGAAGCCACACAAATCCAGATATCTTTGTTTGGCATGTTATCAAAAACCAGAATCCAAAAGTCTTAAAATACCTGTAGAGTTTCGGGTTGAAAGGGACAGTGTTGAAATGGCTGTCAGGAAACCTGATGGTCCAGCATTGTTCCCAACAGACCATCCACCAGGTAGCCCAGAAAAAATAAAAGTGATGCAGGACAGATTTGAAAAGAACCTTCATATACACCACCCAGATGATAATTTGGTTGTGCTAAGAACTAGGACTAGAAAAAAAAATGAACAGAAATGTGTTGACAGTTATGATGATGATTAACTAGGATTTTAAAAGTTGAGGATGGAACCATTTGATGGTTGGCTAGCAGGTCCCGATTAGCCCTGCATCTTTAAGAATGCAGAACTTAAGTAAAAAGAGTCGGGGAGACGGGATTCGAACCTGCGACCTCTTGGTCCCGAACCAAGCGCTCTAGCCAAGCTGAGACGGTTTCCATCCTCTGGTTTAGCCCAGTTTTACCTTAGAGGATGGAACCATGATTGCTACAGTAGATGTCAGTTTTGAGCGTTTTTTATGCTATCTTCAGTCATACTTGGAAAAATCCACAGAACTGACCACCCACAGGTGTTGTCACAAGAGGTTTACCAATGTTGTGTCTGGGGATATGTCCCTTAAAAGATTCACTGTTAAGCACCTGAGGCAGTTTCGCGACTACCTAATCAGTGAAAGTTTAAGCCGTAAGACAATTCGGGAATACCTGAACAAAACCATTAGGTGGATTGGTTTTGCTTGGGAACAGGGTGAAGTTTCACAAGAAACTTTTCTGGCTTGCAAAAACCTTTGGATGCCTAATCCTAGGCAAGGTAGACCAGCGGCCAAAACAGTGGCTGTTAAATGGTCTGATATTGTCCTAATTTTGCCCTATCTGTCACAAACAGTGGCAAACCTCTTGCAGCTGCACTGGTATACAGGATCCAGACCAAATGAAATTGTCCAAATAAATAGCAATGATTTGGAAACAGTGTCCCCTGACCTGACTTTATGGCATTTAAAAACCCATAAAGGATCATGGAGAGGAGAGGATAGGACATTGTTTTTAGGTGGTCCAGCAATGTCTATTTTGCAGGGCATGAAACCATCTACTAAAGGCTATTATTTCCCTTCTGTCCAAAATAAAAAGGGATTTATTTCTAGGCTAACCTACCAGCGACTAGTGAAAAAATGTACAGTAGTTTTAACAGCGAATGGAATCATTAAAAACCCATCTGAATGGACGATCAGAGGAATAAGAAACGGCAGGGCCAAACAGGTCCAGCAGTGCCAGGGCATTGAAGCTGCCAGAGTTTTGCTGGGTCATACCAGCCAAGCCATGACCAGTCATTATGTTGGCAATTCCATGGCCTCACCAGAACTAATAAAGGCAATTAACTTTTAACAAACCTAATATGAAAGGATGCAATATCACACCCATGGACGAACCACTGAAGCTTCATAACCACCCAAATCAGGATGATGTTAAGGCCAAGGATGGCCAATTTCCAAAACCTAAAAAGGAACGCCCAAAACATTGGAAGTTCTTCACGGAATTGGAATTAATTGTCCTGCAAAGTTTAAAGGGAAAAACCCTCACATCTAAAGGCCTAGCAAATCTGCTGGACATTGAAAACAGCAGCACCTTTCGAACCCAACTAGCAAACCTAGTGGAACGAATGATCATCATTAGGACCAGAAACGGCTACAGAATCAACAGGTAGCATGTCTGACAAACAACAACATTTGTTAGCACTGTTACACACTGACATAAGAAGATAATAAAGATAAATTAAGTTCATGGAGGGACACATAATGGCAAGGATTTCAAGGCCAATGGCTAATCTGTTAACGGATCTGATGGCGCGGGTCCTAGACTTTTCCGCACAGCTTCATCCAGAAAACACAAAACGCGAACAACAGCTAATTGAAAGGAGGATCCACAAACATTTGGAAACGATTGTTGAGTATCTGGCAGTGATTCATGATGAGGAACTACCACAAAACCAATTGGAGGAAAACAGGGATGTTAATTCTTAAGCGTGATGTCAATGAAGGTGTGATTGTTTGGACAGAAAACAACCCAAACCAGCACCTGAAAATTAGTTTTAGGCGGTTGACGGATGGAACCTATCAAATGTGTTTTGATGGTCCTAAAAGTTTCAAAATCTTGAGAGAGGAAATATTTGATGACAACAGCATTAAAAGTGAAAAATAGCATTAAATCTGATGCAGTTCTGGTGCAGGGTGACCTGTCCAGCATGACTGATGACCAAAGGGCTGCTTACTATTTAAAGGTATGTGACAGCTTGGGTCTGAATCCACATACTGGACCATTTGAGTTCATCAAGCTGAATGGTGGCCTAAAACTTTACGCAACTAGGGCATGCAGTGACCAACTTAGAAAGTTGCATGGGGTTTCCTTAACCATTCACAGCAGGGAACTGGTTGATGATATTTACACAGTTGTTTCCAGGGCAGAGGATGCAGCAGGCAGGACTGATGAAGCATGTGGAGTTGTGTCAGTTAAAAACCTATCTGGTGAAGCTAGGGCAAATGCCTTGATGAAAGCTGAAACAAAGGCTAAGCGCAGGGTCACCTTGTCCATCTGTGGTCTTGGCTGGTTGGATGAAACTGAAGTAGAAACTATTCAACAAAATCAACCACCACAACAGCATTTAATGTTGGCAGCACTAAAACCTGAAAAACAGTTTTCTGCATTTAGGGAATTGTGTCTAGAAGTTGAGAACAAATTCCCTGGCACACTAGCCAAGATGCTGACCTATTACAAAGCAGATTCTGTGGAGTCTATGACACCCAGTCAGACCACAGAAGCCACTGCAAACCTTCAAAAGAAATTGGGGGTTTAAATGAGCATATTAGACTTAGCCAGTGGTGCCAAAATCCTTGAATTCTGGATGGAAAAGGAATCAGCAGAACTAGGGGAATTGGATCCAATTTTGGATGAATTACTGCAAGAACTGGAGGGAAAAATTGAAGATAAGGTCGAAAGTTATTGCAGGATTATTCGTGAATTAGAACTGACTGCCAAGGCGCGATCTGAAGAGGCTGCCAGAATTAAAGATCTGGCAGACAGGGACAGTGGAACAGTCAAGCAAATGAAAAATAGGTTGCAATATTTCTTTGGGCTGCAGGGGGTGAAGAAAATGGAAACCAAAACTTTTAAACTTGGCATCTGCACCAATGGTGGGCATCAACCATTGGAAGTGACAACACCACCTGAGGAACTACCAAAAGAGTTTCAAAAGGTGACTATTAGCGCAAACACTGAAACTATCAGGGAAGCATTAACCATGGGCACTTCCCTGCCTGGTTGTAAATTACTGCCCAGAGGCGAACATTTGAGGATCAAATAACATGTCATTTTCATTAGCAACACAGGTTGATTTGAAGGGTGGTTTACCTGCAAGGGTGGAAGAATTACCAGAAGGGCAACATGCAGGACTGGTAACCAAAACACAGGTAAAAACCATAGAGACAAAAAATGGGCCAGCAACATTATTTGAATTGGTTTTAAAGGTTTCTGACCAGCTTTATTCTCTGACTTATTGGTTGACCAGTGAAGCCAACCTAAAAAGGTGTCTGACCAGTTTAAAACGGATTGGGTTTGACTGTGATTCATGGGGTCCAAATTTTGGCAGGCCTTACACAGACGAACTGGAAGATGCTGGGAAAAAAATGACAGGGTGTCTTCTAAGTTTCAAAAGAGGTTCAAGCAATCAGGGCTATGCAACAATAGGTCTTGAGGGCTTGGATGAAAGTGAAAAACCAGCACCTGTTTCTGATGCAGACTTACCATTCTAGACCACCCATCAGGGGTGGCAAGGACTACTCATTTCCTTGGGCCTTTGATGGGGCTGCTGTACCCACCCAACAGCAGCAATCGCATTCATGAAATTCAAGCTGGTTAAGCCATATGAGATTGGCCTTGTAGTAGTACACCTGACTTGTTGTCAGACTAGCCAGCTTGATTTTATTTAAACACAAAGGGCATAAAATGAACTATCCATTTATTGAACCACTTCCACCAGATGAAAACAAAAAGATCCAAGATTTCTTTGACCGCTGTACGGATTTGATCAGGGAACGCGCTTCAACATATGCACCACCAGCAATCAGTTTGGGGAAGATTGCAGTTTATTGGTCTGAATATATTGGTGCTGAGATTAGGCCTTATGATGCTGCCATCATGATGGCATTGTTAAAAATTGCAAGGCTATCCCAAGGCCATCATCAAGACAGTTTAGAGGATGCAGCAGCTTATTTATCAATAGCAAATCTAGTCAAGGAGGATGACAAAAATGCTAGTGACTGTGACAAAAAACAATCCTTGTAAGATTTGCGGGAAACCTGACCAGTGCAGCCAGAGTGAGGATGGATTGGTTTGCTGTTTCCGTGAAGATTCACATCAGGATGGATATAGGCAGCACAAAAAAGGCACATCATCAGACGGCAGGTCATACACCATTTTTGCACCTGTAGAGGCATGGCACCCCAAAGCACTACCAAAAATCACCAATGAATTCCATGCCAAGGTTTATTCCCACATAATATCCAGGCTAAAATGTGAACCAGAAGAGCAGCAGGAACTGAAACGCAGAGGAATTTTAAATCATGATAATTATGGGTCTAGTCCATTCAATAATGCTGCTATCAGATCACAACTAGGTGCTGAACTGTTAGACCTGTTTGGCAAAGACATTTTTACAGTACCTGGGATCAGTAAAAACAACCCATCTGGGAAAGGGCAAAAACCATGGCTGGAAGGGCCAGAAGGTTTGATGATTCCTATTAGAGACTATGCAGGAAAAATCCAATGCATTGTCATAAGACCAAGGGTCACTGGGGACAGAAAGTATTTGTTTTTAAGTTCGACTAAACAGGGTGGTGCATCAGCTACACCAGCACTGCATTTTCCAGTCATGACTAAAAGCAAATATATAGACACCATGTGGATAACTGAAGGCGCACTAAAGGCTGATGCTGTTTCCAATCAGTTACCTATTATGGCTACACCTGCAAACAACCTAGAACCAGCATTTGCCTTCATGGAGTCTAACCCAGTTACAAAATATATTTTAGCCTATGATCAAGACCAAAATGAACAGGCTAGGCAAACAACCAGCAAAAATTTATTGAAGGCATTTGCGCGATTTTTAGATCATGACATTTCATTGGCAATCTGGGATGGGTCACAATCTAAAGGGCTGGATGATCTTTTGCAGGTGGGGGGCCAATATCAGATCCTTACCAGAGCAGATGCAATTTTATACCTGCAAAAATTTGTCAAAGTGGTGGATGATAGTGGCGAAACCATGCAAATTGAAACAGAGTTTTTCAGGACAGAATGGTCAGAGGCACTAAGTTTAAAGTCCAGATTTGGCAGAGACATGGCATTTATTCAAGAATGGAATGACTTTTTAGTCTGGAATGGGGCAATCTGGCAGCAGGACACCCATGGACCAGCAATCCTTTATAAAAAGCATTTAGATGAAAGATTAAATGCCCAAATGAAAACTGTGGAGAGTCTGCCAAAGGAAGACCAAATGAATGACAGCACCATTAAATGGTTGATGGGTGGTCACAAATTGTCCAGGCTAAATAATGTGGTTGGACACCTCAAATCAGAAAGTGATTTAAGAAAAAAGGTTTTAGAAATTCCAGTTATTAGAAATGTTTTGACCTGCCCAAATGGAACAGTGGATCTGGCCACAGGCGAATTAAGGAAAAATAAAAGGTCTGACTGGCAGCAATCCATTTGTCCCACAAAATTCAACCCTGATGCAAAATGCCAAAGGTGGTTGCAATTGCTTGATGATGTGTTTTTAGGGTCAGGTGACCTTATAAAATATGTGCAAAAGTTGTTTGGCATGGCTTTGACTGGGCAACCTAAAGACCATGTTTTTCCAGTTTTCTGTGGGGATGGTAGGAATGGAAAATCCACCATTCTTGGCACCATCCAGCAGGTATTAGGGGCAGGACTGTCTGCCAGTGTTGATTCAAACCACCTCTGCAAAGGAACAGACCGCCATCCAACATGGTTGGCTAGTTTTCATGGGAAGCGGTTGATGGTGGCACAGGAAACAGCCAGGGGTGCAGAATTAAATGTTTCGCTGGTCAAACAATTGACTGGTGGTGATCAGATTACCTGCAGGCGAATGCATGAAAATGAATGGACATTCCAACCAACACACACCCTGATTCTTTGCACCAATGAAAAACCAAACATTCCAGAAAGCAATTTTGCTATTTGGTCTAGGATTTCATTAGTCCCATTCAAAGCGCAATTTTCCACATCTAATGGAAATCTAGATACAACCCTGCCAATCAAGATTATGGAAGAATCAGAGGGAATTTTGGCATGGCTGGTGCAGGGTGCAATGCTTTACCAGAAAGAAGGTTTAGTCCAACCTGAAGAAGTGGTTTTGCAGGGCAAAGAGTACAGAGAACTGAACGATCCAGAACAGTCCATTACTGACTGGCTTAATCAGTTTAACTGGCCAAAAAAGAATGCTGATGGTGAAGATGATGTCAGATCCTCAGTGTTGTATCAGAACTACTGGGACTGGTGCTTGCAAAATGGAATACGGCACCTTGGCATCAAAAATTTTAGCATTGCCTTGACCAAAGAACACAGGGGATTGGTTCACAGGACCTTGCATGGTCTGAAAGTTTTTAGGAAAAAATAGGTAAGAGGGGTATTATTTTTGCAAGGTGTACTTGGTGTTTTTAGGGGCTAAAAAGGGTGTACTTGGGTGTACTTCATAAAATTTTAATCTGTTTGAATAGATAAAATGATAACAATAAAAGGTTTAGTCAATATGGGTTTAAGGTGTACTTGGTGTACTTGGAGCAGTTTTGGGTGTACTTGCTTTTATGAAGTACACCTCAACCAAGTTTTTATTAATAAAGAACTTAAGTGGCCTAGGGTGTACTTGGTGTACTTCTTTCTTCTTTTTAGTTTTTATAAAAAAACAAAGAAATATAGTATACGAGTATAGGTTATTTAGATTTATAAAAAATAACCCTTTTTCGGGTCACCAAGTACACCTCAACCCAATTTCTGGGAAAATGTTAATTTGGCTGATGTTGATAACTTTAAGGCATGGATGCCGTAATTTGTCAGGCTGACATGCAAAAAATTCAGATTGATTTCGATACCAGCACAATCAAATTGTTTAAACAAATTGGTGAAGCTAAAGCCGCTTGGTTTTCCCAAAACAATTGGGTGAATCATTTGTCCAGGCTAATCAGGTTTGGTCTATCTGTTACAGACGCGGAAAACTTCCAGCAATTTTTGGGTCTGGCTGGGGAAGCTGCTGTGTGGCAATGGTTGTGGGGTGACCTTGGAGAGTTCTGGG